GGTGTGAGTGTTCTTGATTACCTTGAGACATATCGCAACTACACTTTCGTGAATCAGGAATCGTATTCACTCAATCATATTGCGTGGGTCGAGTTGGGTGCAGAGAAACTATCATATGCAGAATACGATTCGATGGCAGAATTCTACAAGCGTGACTTCCCCAAGTTCATGGAGTACAATGTCAAAGATGTCGAGTTGGTTCAGCAGTTGGATGACAAGTTGCGACTGTTGGAATTGAACGCATCGATTGCCTATCTTGCGAAATGTAACTACGAAGATGTGTTCGGTCAGGTTCGCACATGGGACTGTATCATCTACCAACACCTTCGTGAACAGAACATTGTGCTACCACAAATGAAACACCAAAGCAAAAGTGAGCAGTATGCCGGTGCTTATGTGAAAGACCCGATTGTTGGTAAGCACGATTGGGTTGTGTCGTTTGACTTGAACAGTCTGTACCCACACTTGATTATGCAGTACAACATCAGTCCTGAAACCAAGGTTCCAAACAACAAAGACCATTCAATCACACCCGATTCTATTCTCAACGGCAAGGATGTTCCGCATGATGCATACTCTGTTGCCGCAAACGGAACTTGCTACACAAAAGACAAGCAAGGGTTTCTTCCTGCACTGATGGAGCAGATGTATGCAGACCGTAAGCAGGCGAAGAAGAAGATGATTGCATGTCAAAAGGAAAGACAGTCAATCTTGAAGTCCGGTGCGTTGGGTGCTGATGTAAGCAAACTCCTAACAGAGAAAGACATGGAGATAGCGAAGTGGGGAACCCGTCAGATGGCATTGAAGATTGCACTGAACTCCGCTTATGGTGCGTTGGGTAATCAGTGGTTCCGTTTCTTTGATGTTGACATGGCGGAAGCAATCACTTTGTCAGGTCAGTTGAGCATTCGTTGGATTGCCGATAAACTAAATGAGTTTCTAAATACAACAGTTGGAACGGAGGGTTACGATTATGTTGTCGCAAGTGATACAGATAGTGTCTATCTTCGTCTTGGGAATCTTGTGGAAAAAGTATGTGGGGGTCGCTCCAAATCGGAGGTGGTTGAATTCCTCGACAAAGCATCAGAAGAAATCATAGTACCCTTCATCGAGAAGCGGTATGATGAACTTGCTTGCAAGATGAACGCATACCAGAACAAGATGGTGATGGAACGAGAGGTGATTGCCGACACCGGAGTCTGGACTGCGAAGAAGAGATATGTTCTCAATGTTCATAACTCAGAAGGTGTGCAGTATGATGAACCAAAGTTGAAAATCATGGGCATCGAAACCACACGGTCTTCGACTCCAAATGTTGTTCGACAGGAACTCAAAGAGGCAATTCGAATCATCATGCAGGAAGACGAAGCGACCTTACACATGTTCGTCGCGGACTTTGAAAAGCGATTCAAGAATCTCGCTCCCGAAGAAGTTGCGTTTCCGAGAAGTGTTCGTGCGATGGAGAAGTATGCGAACACATCAACCGTGTACAGCAAGGGAACGCCCATTGCCGTCAAGGGGGCATTGATTCATAACAATCTATTGAAGACAAACAAATTGACAAACAAGTATCAGACAATTAAGAACGGCGAGAAGATTAAGTTTCTATATTTGAAGTCACCAAATCCATCTGGTGAGAAGGTGATTTCGTTTTTGAATTCTCTACCGAAAGAGTTTGACTTATCTCCGTTTGTCGATTACAATTTACAATTCGAAAAAGCGTTTCTCGACCCACTGAAAACAATTCTAGATAGTGTGGGTTGGAATCACGAAGAGGTAGCAACATTGGAAGGACTATTTGTATGAGTAATTTTTTGAACAGTATGGTAAAGGCGTCAAACAACGAACTCGCAAGCGTTGTGGAAGATGGTATCGAATCTGATGTCAGTGGTTTCATGGACACTGGTTCGTATGCATTCAACGCACTGCTAAGTGGTAGTTTGTATGGAGGAATGGCAGACAACAAGATTCTGGCAATTGCCGGTGAAAGTGCAACGGGTAAAACATTCTTTGCAATGGGAATTGTTTCCAAGTTCTTGCACGATAATCCTGAAGGTGTTGTTCTTTACTTTGATTCAGAACAAGCGGTGACATCTGACATGTTCAAGGAACGGGGTGTTGACTCATCGCGTGTTGCAGTTTTCCCAGTTGCAACTGTCGATGAAAGAGATGACAGATACCGCAGACGGTAAACTAACAAAAGACATGACCCGTGCCCAAGTTGTGAAGTCTACATTCCGTACACTCACTCTGAAACTCGGGCAAATTGGTGTGCCACTTATTATGACGAACCACACATATGCAGTGATTGGTTCCATGTTCCCAACCAAAGAAATGGGTGGTGGTACAGGGTTGAAGTATGCCGCTTCGACAATTGTTTATCTCTCCAAGGCAAAGGTCAAGGAGGGAACCGACATCATCGGTAATATCATTCACTGTAAACTCTATAAGTCACGGTTGACTAAGGAAAACTCACAGGTCGATGTCATGCTAAATTATGATACCGGTCTTAATCCTTACTATGGTTTGGTTCCACTTGCAATCAAGCACGGAATCTTCAAGAAGGTTTCGACACGAATTGAGTTGCCAGATGGCAAGACGGCGTTCGAAAAGTCTATCAACAAAGAACCGGAAAAGTATTTCACACCAGAAGTAATGGAACGACTCGAAGAAGTTGTTGGTAAAGAATTCAAATATGGAAGCAGTATAGAGGAGGAGTCCGATGGCGAGATTACCGATTGAGAAGAAGTATGAAATTACACCTCGTCCAGAGGATCCTGAAATGCCATTTGTGTTTACGGGTATTGGTGGTAAGTATAAGAAAATGATTTGGCAATATGGAAACATCAAGTTCGATGAGGACAAAGAACATGGACAAGCAAGTGTAAAGTTCGATTATTACATTCTTGATAACCCAAAGAACTTGACAGAAGACCAAAAGATGGTAAACTTTCTAGGTGATGTGTTGGTCGATGTGATTGACAAGCAATTGCAAAAAGACGAATTGTATGGAGTAAGCAGTGAAGATAGAGGAACTAATCCTGAATCAACTGATGGAGAATGAGTCGTATACTCGACAAGTCCTACCATTTCTTAAAGACGAATATTTTCAAGAACGAACTGACCGTGCAATCTTTTCCCATATCAGGGACTTTCTAACCAAATACAATAACCCACCGACAAAAGAGGCAGTCATCATTTCCCTAGATAATGACAACTCTTTGGTTCAAGATGAATATGATACTTGCGTTGAGAAGTTAAACAGTTTCGGTGGAACTGATGTTGAACAAGACCAAGACTGGTTGATTGACCAGACAGAAACTTTTTGTAAAGACAAGGCGGTGTACAATGCCATCATGGAATCGATTCACATCATTGATGGGAAGTCAAGCACAAAGACAGAGAATGCAATCCCAAACATCCTTTCGGAAGCACTCTCCGTCTGCTTCGACGACCACATCGGTCACGACTACATCGAAGACTCAGACGAACGATACGACTTCTATCACAAAGTCGAATCCCGAATCGCCTTCGACCTAGACTTTTTCAACACAATCACAAGTGGTGGAACACCAAACAAAACTCTGAATATTTGTCTTGCGGGAACGGGTGTTGGTAAGTCACTATTCATGTGTCACCACGCCGCAAACTGCCTGCAACAAAACAAAAATGTTCTGTACATCACATGCGAAATGGCGGAAGAACGAATCGCAGAACGCATTGATGCAAACATCATGGATATCACACTTGATAACCTCAAGGAACTTCCAAAGAATGTTTATGACAAAAAGATGAATAGAATCAAAGAGACTTACAGTGGTAAGTTGATTGTCAAGGAGTATCCTACCGCGACTGCAAATGCACAACACTTTCGCCACTTGCTTGATGAACTCTGGTTGAAGAAGAGATTCAAACCTGATATCATCTTTATTGATTATCTGAACATCTGTGCATCTTCACGACTCAAAGCGGGTGCGAATGTAAACTCGTACACCCTCATCAAATCTATTGCCGAAGAACTTCGTGGCCTTGCAGTTGAAAGAGATGTTCCCATTTTCTCGGCAACACAAACAAACCGAACAGGTTTCACAAGCACCGACATTGGACTTGAAGACACATCAGAGTCCTTTGGTCTACCTGCTACTGCTGACTTTATGTTTGCGTTAATTTCCACAGAAGATTTAGATGAGAACAACCAGATTATGGTGAAGCAATTGAAGAATCGATACAATGATTTGGTAACAAACAGAAAGTTCATCGTTGGTATCAATCGTGCAAAGATGAAACTATTTGATGTTGATGATTCTGTACAAACTGATTTGATTGATAGTGGTCAACCTGCAATTGCAACCGGTGTTGGTTTCAATGGTAAGAATTTTGATGACAAGTTCAAGGACTGGAAAGTATGAAAATCGAAGAAGATATTAAACTTGATTACTGTGATGTTCTGATTCGCCCAAAGCGTTCTACCTTGGTGTCTAGGAAAGATGTAAACCTAGAACGAACATTTCAGTTTCCATGTGGTAGAATCTGGACCGGTGTTCCGATTGTTGCCGCTAACATGGATACCATCGGTACTCTTGAAATGGCAAGAGAACTTTCCAACCATAATATGTTGACTTGTTTAAGTAAGCATATCGACAACTGGGAAACCGACGAAGATTGGAAAGACCCAAACAGTGTGGTGACTTTCGGAATGACCGAAGCGGACGAAGAACGACTGCTTTCGCAGACTGGTTCTCTGGTCACAAGTGAGTTCATAGGAAACAAAGACTTTATTTGCATCGATGTTGCGAACGGATATAGTCAGCGATTTATTGATTATATCAAAATGATTCGTGAAGCATGGCCGGAGAAAATTATCATTGCAGGTAATGTGGTGACAAGAGAAATGACCGAAGCACTTATTCTTGCCGGTGCGGATATTGTCAAGGTTGGTATTGGACCAGGCAGTGTATGCACAACCCGCAAGAAGGCGGGAGTTGGTTATCCACAATTGTCTGCTGTTGCTGAGTGTGCCGATGCCGCACATGGCCTTGGTGCGTTTGTTATGGCAGATGGTGGTTGTGTTTATCCCGGCGATGTTGCGAAAGCGTTTGGTGCCGGAGCGGACTTTGTTATGCTAGGTGGTATGCTTGCAGGGCATGATGAATGTGAAGGTGAAGTTGAAGGTGACCACAAAATTTTCTACGGTATGTCGAGCGACACCGCAATGGAAAGGTATAGTGGTGGTGTTGCAACATACCGTGCATCGGAAGGGAAGACCGTGAAAGTCCCATATCGCGGACCTGTCACAAAAACTTTACAAGAAATTCTGGGTGGAATTCGTTCGGCGTGTACATATGTTGGAGCAAAACGAATTAAAGACTTGCCAAAGTGTTGCACATTTGTTAGAGTAAACAGACTTACGAATGACATCTTTGGAACAGGTACATGAGCATATACATTGACAAGAAATTTTTGAATCAAATCTCCTCGCAGTTGGGGAAGTTCAAGTGGAAGAAAGATAACCTCGCCAACTGTAGGTGTCCTATTTGTGGCGATTCCAAAAAGAATCCAAACAAATGTCGAGGTTTCTTTTTTCAAAAAGGTTCAGATTATTTCTATAAATGTCACAACTGTGGAGCAAGTCACAGTCTATATAAATTCTTGGAGATTGTTGCCCCGGCAGTTTGTAAAGAATATCAGATGGAAAGATATCGGTCGGGGCAAAACGGACACTCAAACTATAAGAAGGTGGATGAGAAAGAATTGTTTACTAGATTTAAGAAACCGGAATTCAAAAAACCCGAACAACTAATTGGTGACCTAGTTGCCGTCAAAGACCTGCCAGATAATCATTTTTGTCGGCAGTTTGTTGAGTTTAGGCACATTCCCAAAAAGTTCTGGAGTATACTGTACTTCACGGCGGACTTCGGGAAGTTCTGTAGGGAATTTGACCCAACAGTTACCGCCCCAACCGGTGCAGAACCAAGATTAATTATACCCATCTTCAACAAGAATGGAGATATGGTTGGTGCCCAAGGCCGTTCACTTAACTTCAAAGACGAGTATAATGCGAGGACTACTGCTAAGTATATCACTGTTAAAGCAGATAAGTCCATCGAGAAGTTGTGGTATGGTATGTGGCGTGCTGACCCAAAGAAGAGAGTCTATGTTGTAGAGGGTCCCATTGACAGTTTGTTCATTCCAAACACAATTGCAATGGTTGGTGCAGGTGCGATGGATAACATTCACGAACGATTCAAAGATAGTGATATGGTATTCGCACTAGACAACGAACCACGGAATCCTCAAATTATCAGGTACATGGAAAAGTTGATTGAGATGGGTCGAACAGTCTGCTTCTGGCCTGACTCGATGAAACAATACAAAGATATCAATGACATGGTTGCCGACATGTCTCCGTCAAAGATTAAGAAAATCATTGACAAGAATTCTTACAGTGGGTTGGAGGCGCAACTCGCACTCAAATCGTTCAGAAGGATTTAAACATTGATTGATATTTCGTTATGGATGTGGGTGGGGTTTCTCCTCGCCGCTTACAGTGTAATTGCAAACGATTCAATCCAAACACTTGGAACTTGGATTGCAAGTAACACAAAAGTAAACTGGAAAATTATGTGGGGTTTCGCCTCTACTGTTCTTCTGTTTGCTATCTGGTATGGTTGGTACGCCTACGATGGTAGTATCTCATACGGAAGACTAAACAAAATTCCGTTCGAAGGTGTTGAGTGGTATCAAGCACTTGCACCTGCCGTTCTTCTGTTACTTACAAGAGTCGGTATTCCTGTCTCGACTTCGTTCTTGGTTCTTTCCGCGTTCGCATCTACGGTGGTGCTAGAGAAAGTTCTGATGAAGTCTATGATGGGGTATTGTGTTGCCGGTGTTGCCGCTTATGTAATTTGGATTACACTCACTCGCATTCTTGACGAAGGTAAACCAATCAAGGAAGCAAACAAAATCAAGTGGAGGGTTGCACAGTGGGTGACAACCGCATTCCTCTGGTGGACTTGGTTGTCGCATGACATGGCAAACATTGCGGTCTTCCTACCAAGGCAACTTTCGGTTGATGTAATGATTATCATTTCTGTCGTGTTTATTGCCGGACTTGCTTGGATGCTTCAACACCGTGGTGGTAGAATTCAGAAAATTGTTCTTGAAAAGAAAAATACTAAATATGTTCGTTCTGCAACCTTGATTGATTTGTTTTACTTTGTTATACTATACATCTTCAAGGAAGTAAATGACATTCCTATGTCCACCACTTGGGTGTTCGTTGGACTTCTTACCGGTCGAGAACTTGCGATTGCTTCTTTCCGACAGAAGGATAGTGTGAAGAAAGTCTTCCCGATGGTAAGCAAAGATTTCTTGAAGTTGATGGTCGGTCTTGCCGCTTCACTATTGATTGTACTCATTGTTCAGTATGCGAAAGGTTAATGAATGAGTAATAAAGAAAATGTATTAGACAATGGGCATGTTCATCTTGTAGATAAGATGGGAAGTGACCTGACAGTGTGCAATGCCGCTCGCGTTTCATTCAACAAAGAAACAGAATGGGCAGTTGATGAGGAAGTCGAATCGAGACTAAAGAAATCTAACTCTTCGTTTCGTGCAGAAGATGTCAGAAAACTTGCAGACCGTGATGTGAAACTTATTCGCTATCTCGCAAAGCACAATCACTGGACACCGTTCGCACATCCGCAGATTACTCTGCGAATCAAAGCACCCATCTCCATTCGCACACAGTTCTTTAAGCACAAGCAAGGATTTGTAGAAAATGAAATTAGTCGCCGGTATGTTGATGAAGTACCTGAGTTCTATTATCCAAAGTTTCGACATCGACCATCGGGAAATGCCAAACAAGGAAGTGATGGTTGGTTGGAATGCAGAGACGGCGGTGGTGAGACATCTGGGGGATTTGCTACCCACCCCCTATATAAAGGATACGAAAGCACTATCCAAAGTGCAATGCGTACATACGAAGATTTAATCGCCGCTAATGTTGCACCAGAACAGGCACGATTTATACTCCCACAAGGAATGTATACCGAATGGTACTGGACTGGTTCACTCGCCGCATACGCAAGATTCTATAAGCAACGAATTGATGAACACGCTCAATGGGAAATCCAGCAATACGCTGAAGCAATTGGAAAAATTATTCAACCTCTGTTCCAAGTTTCTTGGGCCGAACTTACAAAGTAATATACATACATCTACCTAGTGAAAAGGAAATTCATAATGGACAACCTACCAACCCTTTATCAAGACTTTATTCATCTATCAAGATATTCTCGATGGATTGAAGAGGAGAATAGAAGAGAAACCTGGCCTGAAACGGTTGGTAGATATTTTGATTTCTTTGTCGAACATCTGGAATCAGAACTTAATTACAAGGTCAGTAATAAAGAAAGAAAAGAACTAGAGGAAGCGGTTATCAATTTGGAAATCATGCCGTCTATGCGAGCATTGATGACAGCAGGTGAAGCACTCAAAAGAGACAATGTTGCCGGATACAACTGTTCGTATGTTTCCGCGGCACGGGTCCGTTCGTTCGATGAAATCCTCTATATCCTAATGTGTGGCACGGGAGTCGGGTTCTCAGTTGAGAGAACTTTCGTAGAAAAGTTGCCCACGATTGCAGAGGAGTTTGAAGCAAGTGATACGACAATTGTTGTTCAAGATTCAAAGATTGGTTGGGCGAAGGCGTATAAAGAACTCTTTAGCCTTCTTATTGGAGGTCAGGTGCCAAAATGGGACACTTCAAAAATTCGTCCTGCCGGCTCACGCCTTAAGACATTTGGAGGACGGGCAAGTGGACCGGGACCACTTGAAGACCTATTTAGATTCACCGTCGAAACCTTCAAGAAAGCAAAAGGCAGAAAACTTACTTCTATCGAATGTCACGATATCATCTGTAAAATTGCAGAGGTTGTGGTTGTCGGAGGAGTTCGTCGGTCCGCATTGATTTCACTTTCCGACCTAACCGATGACCGAATGCGTGAAGCAAAGATGGGTCAATGGTGGGTTGCTGATTCACAGAGGGCACTGGCAAACAACTCTGCTTCATATAAGTCCAGACCAGAGATTGGTACATTCATGGAAGAGTGGATGTCCCTCTATAAGTCCAAGAGTGGTGAACGAGGAATCTTCAACCGCGAAGCGGCACAGAAGCAATGTGAAAAGTTTGAACGCCGGGATCCCAATCACGACTTCGGTACGAATCCATGTTCCGAGATTATTCTTCGTGACCGTGAGTTCTGTAACCTGACGGAAATTGTAGTCCGTTCCTCTGATACGAAAGAGGACTTGGAACGCAAAGTCCGTCTAGCAACAATCCTGGGCACATGGCAGTCAACCCTCACCAACTTCCGATACCTTTCCAGTGAGTACCGCAAGAACTGCGAGGAAGAGCGCCTGCTAGGTGTTTCGATGACGGGTATCATGGATAACCCCCTGACCAACGGAACCAAGGGTGAACTTCCTACACTGCTTGAAAACCTTCGGGACAAAGCGGTCGCCACGAACAAGAAATACGCTAAAGTCCTCGGAATAAATGAGTCTGTTGCGATTACATGCGTCAAACCTAGTGGAACCGTATCGCAGTTAGTAGATGCGGCCTCTGGAATTCACGCACGACACAATCCATATTACATTCGTACAGTCCGTGCGGACATCAAAGACCCCATTTGTCAATTCATGATTGATAAAGGATTCCCTGCTGAACCAGATGCCATGAAACCAGACCACACGATGGTATTCTCATTCCCAATGAAAGTACCAAGTAAGTCCGTTTGCCGAAAGGACATGTCTGCAATCAAGCAACTGGATTTGTGGTTGGTCTACCAACGACATTGGTGTGAGCATAAACCATCTGTCACAATTACAGTCCAAGAAGACGAATGGATGGCAGTAGGTGCGTGGGTATGGGAACATTTCAATGAAGTTTCTGGAATTTCTTTCCTACCCTTCTCTGACCATAGTTACAAGCAGGCCCCATATCAAGATTGCACAGAGTCCGAATACAAAGAACTTCTACATAAGTTACCAACTTCAATAGACTGGAGAGAACTCGGTACATATGAAGAAGAGGACAACACAGCAGGTACACAGACACTAGCATGTTCTGGACAATCGTGTGAGATTGTTGACCTGACATCCCCCTGAATTTTAATTAGTTTTTAGAGAGCGGTGCGTTACCGCTCAAAGTACAGTTGTACTATAATTTTTCATAAGGAGAAAAAAAGATGAGTACAAAGAAAGATTGCCCAGTAATGGGTTGCGGAGGCGATGTAGTCTCCAAGGCACTTGGTAAGATTGGTGTTACCCGTTCTTGCCTTATTACACTAGCCCTCGTTCCCTTTGCATGGGACGGTGTTGTTTGGGTTGGTCAGGCACTACAGTCCCTTTGGGGTCTTGTAACTAACGCCGTAAACTGAGAAAGTTTTAGGAGAATTACTTATGAGTAAGAAAAAGTGGACAATTTATGGGGCGGTTGTTGCCGCAATCGTAATGACCGCTTTTGCCGCTCCTGCACTTGCCCAAGAGACTTCAAACGATAACGCATCGTATGAGGCACTTCAGGCTCGTTTAGACGCGGCGGAAGCAAGAATTTCACGACTGACTAAGGCAAAGCCATCCGATTTGGATAAGGCTCGCGCCAAGGAGATGAAGCAATTGGTTCGCCAAGTCCTCGCAGATGCGGAGACTCGTACTATGTTGCAGGCGAAGGATTCGCCTATCACCTTAAACTTTGGTGGTGAAATTCAAACCCGTTGGATGTACCGCGATGGTGGTGCAGACGATGCAAAGCATGGTTTCGATATTCGTCGTGCCAAGTTGAAGTTGTATGGTAATGTCTTTGAAAACGGTGCCTACAAGTTAAGCATCGAATCACAAGACGGTGACATTGCACTTGAAGATGCTTGGTATAAGCATTCAATGGGTGACTTCTCTCTCAAGGTGGGTCAGATGAAGACTCATTACCTTTGGGAGTATGACCAGTCCAGTTCTAAGACAATGGCGGTAGACCGTTCCATTGTCTCTCGCAACTTCCGTCAAGGTCGTTCGCAGGGTATTGAACTTGGATACGAAGCAGGCGACTTCCGCCTCTTTGGTTCTTACACTGATGGATTTAATTCCAAGAACACCGATGCATTTAAGGCCAACAACACATACGCTGTTGCGGGTCGTGCTGAATGGGATGCCTGTGATTGGTTTACCCTCGGTGCAGGTGTAGGTTCAAATGATGATGGTGTAGGTTCGTACACTACATGGACTGTAGACGGACACATTCATCACGGTGGTTTCACATTCGACGGATATTATGTCTGGAAGAATGAGAACGATGTCGATGCATGGGGTTCTATGCTTCAAGCAGGTTACTTTGTAACTGATAGCATTCAACCATTTGCTCGATATGAATTCGGTAGTGCAGGTGAAGGTCTTACTGACCTGAGCGTTGCCACTTTCGGTGTTAACTATCATGTCAATGCGAATGTAAAGTGGGCAACCGACTTCGGTTACGCTTTCAACGCAGTTGATGGTTGGAACACCGGACAAACCGGTTGGAATACGAACGCCGAAGAAGGCGAGTACTTGCTTCGAACTATGATTCAAGTCACTTTCTAATTCCAAGTCACATTTAGTGATATAAATAGTAGTGGGTCAATTACGGCCCACTACTATTTTTTTATGGAGTTAGAAACTTAATGAGATTTGCAGGTGTAGACTACAGTATGACAAGTCCCGCAGTGTGTGTGTTCGAAGGTGATGATAAATTTGATTTTGCAGATTGTAGAATACATTACTATACAGACAAAGCAAAGTATGCGGTACAGAAATTAGGATTTCAATTGAGAGGTCATCTCGCTCGGCCGCCCAAAGACCCGATGGGGAGATATGAATATATCTCGGGTTGGGCATTGCCGCAACTGTTGGGTTCGGATTATATCATGCTCGAAGATTATGCGTATGGTGCAAAGGGTCAAGTGTTCAACATTGGGGAAAATACAGGTATCTTAAAGTATCGTCTGTGGGCACAAGATAAGAAATATTCCACGGTTGCACCGACACAAGTGAAGAAGTTTGCCACGGGCAAGGGTAATGCCAAGAAGGAAGAAATGCACGAAGCATTCACCAAGGAAACTGGTATCAACCTCATGGCAGTTTACGGTTCTACAAGTAAGAATATCATAAACCCCGTTTCCGACATCGTAGATGCGTATTACATTTGCAAGTACGGATTCCATACATATAAGGAGAGGAAGTCAAATGGAAACGATACTGAACAGTCTACTGGTTCCGGCAATCATCGGGGCGGTAGGACTTCTGTGGAAGATAGGAAACGAACTAACAAAACTAAGAGTCGTAATTCAAAATCTCGAAGAGGACATAAGGGAAATCAGAAAAGACATTGACGAGATTGAAGAGGACATTGATAAATTTGAGGGAGACAAATAATGCTTTCAGCATTCCTAACACCAGAATTTTTAACACTCATCGGCAGTAGTCTAACAGGATTCCTGTTTCGCTTTTGGTCGGAGAAACGAAAAGACCAAAAGGAAATTTTCGAACGAGCAATGGCAAGGTCGAAACGCCAAGACGAGAGTGCGGACTTGGCAGTCAAGCGAGTTGGAGTTGATGCTGGAAAACTTGTGAGAAGAACTATTGTGTGTACCGTATTATTTGGTACAATAGTGGCACCTTTCATCCTTCCGTTCTTCGGAATTCCGACAGTTGTTGAAGTAACCGAGAAGTCGGAACCATTCCTTGGATTGTTCGGTGGTGGTGAAAGTATTAAATTCCAAGAGGTCTACGGATATCTCTTCACGGAAGAGAACCGACAAGTCCTCCTAACAATTGTAGGATTCTATTTTGGTAATGCAACAGCAAGAGCGAGATGACAATGACAATGAAAAGCCTATTTACTACCCTCTTACTTACCTGCTTAATTGGTTGCGGGACAACAACGAAAGTTGTGAGTCCGGATCCACCTGTAGGGAATGTTCCGAGCGATGTGAGTCAGAAGACTCAAACACCATTCGTTGATGGTAAACCAATAGCACCCCAAGGAGTTTGGATGGTGCTATGGTTAGTTGCGATTGGTCTTGCCGCTACGGCGACTGTAAGAACATTTAAGAAAACTAAGACTTCTTAGTACGACGATTGTGCTTCAATCTATTATCGTTCCAACGACGGCGAACAAATACTTGTTGACCGGTGGTTTCGTCTTGGATGATGATGCCCTTGTTAGGATTGCGTAGTGAGAACTTGCGAATCGATTGACCAATTTCCGATTCTAGATTTAGAAATTTGTTCCATCGTTCGTTCTTACTCTTACGACGAGCGATACACTTTTGGAATGTTTCTGAATCTACCGTGAAGACTTCACAACCATGATTCTTTGCCTTCTTGTTCTTGCCGGGTGGTAGGTCACCAGGACCGGCAGAAGCAATCTCACCACTGCTAACATTGTTGGTTGGTGCATCTTCCTCGATTGCACCCTTTTGGTGTGTGGGGTTATTTAATTTCATGGCAAGTTTCTTGTATTCGTTGTGGTTCTTACCATACTTGGCAAGCGTCAACTCTGCCGCTTTCTTCACATTACCTTTCGCCGCTTTGAGCGAGAAAGCAATAATGTTGAGAAGACCAACACCACCGTTAGATGTGTTTAGGTTTCCGAAGTGCTGTGGGTCCATCTTTGACTTGAGAATGTCCATGACCTTCTTGTCATCACTTGCGTTCCACCTCTTCATCATCTTCTCGAAGTTACTTGCTTCGTTTACACTTTCATCGTGCTGATAGAAGGAAGTGTATTCATTATCGATGATTGCTCCAAATTCCTTCTCAACATATTTCTTTACCTTCTCTAGTTCTCTCTTAGGACCATCGAAGGAAATATCGAACCCAGAACCACCAGAACCAGAACCACTATAAGTCTTCTTAAATTTCTTTGCTAGGTGGCGTTGGATATCACGACCTTCTTTACTGGTGTACTCAATGGTAAAATCAAAAGCAAGTGTATAGTCTTTTGCTTCATTGACTGTTTTACCAGAAGCATCGCCCCAACGAGTGTCCTTCTGAACATCTAATTCGTTTTGCTGTGCAATCATCTCGCGGTACTTCTTCATTCGCCTCTTCTTCATATCATCAATCCATAGAATGGATTCATCCAGTTCAACCTCTTCACCAATTCTACCTTTCGCTGCCGACTGGAATGATAACTTGACATACTCATCTCGGTTTTTCCCATACTTGTCAATGATAGACTTAACTGTTTTGTCTACACGCCATCCCCGTGATTTGCCCATGTGATTGATAACATTCTCTAATGCTCTTCCACCATTTGAAGCACGGAATTCACGATAATACTTGCTGTCCATTACCTTCTTTAGTTCAGCATGGACTTCATCGTAGAATTCTTTGGTCTGTTCTTCCAGTTCAACATCTTCACCTAGAAGTTTGTGATTCCTTGCGAACTTATCAATTGCACCTTCGGGGGAAGGGTGCGAACCATAATAGGCCAAAATCTTCTTCTTCTTGTCTACGATTGCCATGACATATCCGTCAACATACCCACTACCCTGTCTCTCGCCTGGTTCTGGGCCACCACCCGCGGCCTTTCCAGTAAATTGGAAAACACCAAACATTGTGTCACCACCTAGAATGGCTTTCTTGGAAGCGACCATTGGAAACTTACCACTTTCAATACCTTTTCGAATTCTTGCATTTGGTTCGTGGTGGTATGCTAAACGCTCATTCAGTTCTTCGGTCATGGAATGGTGGAATTCGGCACCGCGAGTCTTCTTGATAAACCCTGCGACCTTTCCTCGTTCCGTTCTATCGTGTTTCTTTGCATCGAAGTGGAAAGTTGCTCTTTCCTGCTTGGCATCAAACTCTGACTCTCGGTATCCGTCAAGACTTGCAATCATCGCTTCAAGTTTTCTGTACCCTGCTCTGTTTACATCGACAACCACTCTGGTGTTGGTTGCTTCTTCAACGGAC